TTATGATGAAGAAGCGAAGACAAGTAAGGTGGCTTTTGAAAAGAGAAAAAAATTACAGGTGGCAACTTCTCTTATGTCTGCCGCTTCAGGTTTAGTTCAGATATTAACACAACCATCAACATTACCCTCCCCGTTTGATGTTATTGTGAAAACAGCAAATGCTGCGGCGTTGGCTATTGCTACGGGGGTGAATATAAGTAAAATTAAAGCGGTTAAGTTTGATTCAGGTGGTGGTGGAGAAACGAGTGGTGCTGGTCCATCAACTCCTCCACCTATTCAAGTTTCTGCCAGAAGAAACCAAGGTGGATTTGTATATGGTGATGGGGGGTCAATAACTGACTCAATACCAGCGATGTTGTCAGATGGAGAGTTTGTTATGAATGCCAAGTCAGCGTCTATGTTTTCTCCAATGCTGACCGCTATGAATAGTATGGGAAACCTTCCAAATACATCAATTCCACAATCATTAGGTAATCAATCACTGGTAGATGTTGTAAATCAAAGTATGAACTCAAGACCAATTAAAACCTACGTGACGGCACAAGATATGTCTAACCAACAACAATTTGATAGAACCATTAAATCAAGGTCATTGATATAATGGCATAACATAGATTAAAGTATATTTATAATAGAATGAAAATCGTAGAATTACTTATTGACGACGAGTTTGAAGAATCAGGAATTGAAGCAATTTCTTTAGTATCAACACCAGCCCACGAGGAAAATTGGATTGCGTTTAATAGTGATGGGGATTCCACCCCTGACGACAACTCTATAACATATAGAATTGTGGAGGACGACTTCTGTTCTTCAAACCCCCTTTTAGACACATTAGGAGAGTCATACGACGATTTAATCAGTCAGGGGTGGGTGGTTAGTAGGGTAGAACAAATGACACCTGAGAGGATACTTAAAATGACCCGTGAGAGATTTTCCAATCCAAACGATGAATCCTACGAGGATACAGTTCAATTTAGAATTAGGTTCAAATATGCTGGTCCAAGAGACAACAAGAATAGACAATTCTGTGCGGATATGTTATCAAAAAACAGAGTGTATAGAATGGAGGATATTGAGGTATTATCAAACCCTGAGTTTGGTAATTATGATATATTCACTTGGCGTGGAAGTTTCAACTGCAGACATACCTGGGTAAAGTTGGTTTTCCAACCTGAAGGTAAAATAAGAAACTCTGGTGATTCCACAAGAGGTCTTATACAAACAGACCCATTATCAGCAAGATTACAACCAGACACAAGACCAGGTGCTACTATTGACTCCACAACTCCACAAAACCAGTGGGAGCCAGGAATGCCACGAACAGGTCCAAACCTATTTGCTGAAATCGGTCCAAGAGGTGGTGTGAGAAAGTCAGACAAAGCACCAAAGTCCGATACACCAAACCCTGACCCAAAGGGAGAAGGAACCGCAAAAGGTAAAGCAACTGGTAAAAGGGGTGCCGTGGTAAGTGCTGAACAGGAAAAAACATTACAAAAAAAGGTTGATGACTTTAATGAAAAAGATAGTAATACTAAAAATGGTCGTGCTACATTAGGGGCGTTGAAATCAGTATTCCAACGGGGTTTAGGAGCATATAATGTATCACACTCCCCATCGGTTCAGTCATCAGAGCAGTGGGCTTACGCACGGGTAAATGCGTTCCTATACTTATTAAAAAACGGAAGACCTGAAAACAAAAAATACATTACTGATTACGACTTACTACCAAAAGACCACCCCAAATATAATATGAGTGAGGATGACCCTTGTTGGGACGGATACGAACAAATAGGAACAAAAACGAAAGATGGTAGAGAAGTTCCAAATTGTGTTCCTGTTGATATGACGGAAGATGATTTTGCTGAGTCCATAACAGATTATCCAGAAGGGGTAAAGAATGCTGCGGCACGGGCTGTAAAGTGGGCAGATGAGAATGGATGGGGTGGATGTGGAACACAAGTTGGAAAAACAAGGGCATCACAATTAGCCAAGGGGGAACCAATTTCAGTTGATACCCTGAAAAGAATGTATAGTTATTTATCACGGCACAAGGTGGATTTGGAGAGTTCCAAAGATTATGAAACTGGATGCGGAAAATTGATGTACGACAGTTGGGGAGGAGAAGCAGGACTTACTTATTCTGAGAGAAAACTCAAACAACTTGAAAATGAAAAAATGACTTTTGCTGTCGCAAGTGAAGACAAGATGATTATTGTTGGAGCAGCGATGATTCCAAATAAGATGATACATAGATACGATATGTTTGGAAACAAATATTATGTATATTTCTCAAAAGACTCTATTAGGAAAATGGCTAATAGATTCTTAAAACAAAAAAGGACTGACGAAACCTCCATAGAGCACAACGGTATAAAGTTGGGTTCAGACAAGGTCTATGTTATTGAAAGTTGGATAAGTGAAGACCCTATTAAAGATAAGTCAGCCAATTATGGTTTTGAACTACCTGCGGGGACTTGGTTTGTCCAAATGAAGGTAGATGACCCGAAAATTTGGGAACTCGTCAAACAAAATAACTTGAGTGGTTTTTCTGTTGAAGGACTATTTAAGGAAAAAGCAGTTTTTTCCAAACAGGAAGAACAAATAAACCAAATAAAACAACTATTAAAATCAATATAAGATGAATAGTATTAAAACCCTACAAAAAATTAAGCAGATTTTAGGACTATCTCCACAGGTTTTCTTTGAGGCAAAAACCGACCAAGGAATAACTATGAAAATGGAGGGAGAATTAGAATTGGGGTCTATGATATATGTAGCAACGGAAGAGGGTTTAATCCCCGCTCCCTCTGGCGACCATATGTTGCAAGACGGAACCAAAATTGAAGTAGATGAGGACTCAAAAATCACGAAAATTGATATGGGTATGATGGAGAAAAAAGACGAAGAAGAAAAAGAAGAGATGGAAGAAAAATTCGCTGACGTAAAGTTGAAAGACGGAATGATTATGCGAGTTGAGGGTGACGAACCAACTGTTGGTCGTTTAACCAAAAAAGTTTCTTATGACGGTGCTTTGCTTCCATTTACTGATGGAGATTATGAAACAACTGATGGAAAAATTATATCTATCGTTGGTGGTGAAATCAAAGGTATTACAGAAAAAGGTAAGGACGAGGCATTCGTAATTGCTAAAACTGCTGATGGTGCCAAGGTTGAGTCCAAAACCTTTGATGTTGGTGAGGAAGTATCAGTAATTGATGGTGATGAGAAAAAACCTGCTCCCGATGGTGAGCACCAAATAGTCCTTAAGGACGAAAGTGGTAAAGAGGTTAAAATTAGAGTTATGACCAAAGATGGTAAGATTACTGAGAGAGAAAATGTGGAGGAAGAGGATATGGAAGCAGAAAAAATTGCTGAACTTTTTTCTCAGGCATTAAAAAACCTTGAAAACAAACTTGATATTCTAGTTTCAAGACAAACCCAACTAGAAAATAAAATCCAAAAGTTCTCAAAAGAACCAGCGGGAGACCGAGTTTATACTCAAAAAACTATCTCCGAACCAAAATCTGATAATGACCGAATTGAGTCATTTAAGAGATTAAGAGCGGCGATGAATAAAAACTAAACTATTTTAATTTATTACTAAAATGAAAAAATTAACAAAAATGAACTTTAACTACGACCTTGGCGGGTTGTCAGCGTACGTAGACCAACTTTCATCTGATATTATTTCTGAAGCAGTATTGTCCCCAGTGACGATGAAGTATGTAAATGTAATTCCTGGTATTAAGGGTACTCAAAACGTGAACTTATTGAAGGAAACATTATCAGTTCAAACTGGTACAACTTGTGGATGGAACGATGCGGGTGACGTGACTTTTGAGGCTGTTCCTTTAACAGTTCAAGCATTAAAAGTAAATCAATCTTTATGTCTTGAGGAGCTAAATACACTCTGGTTGGGACAATATTTGAACGCAGGGTCGTATAATGAGCAGGCTCCTTTTGAGCAAGCGATTGTGGACTTACAAACTAAACAAATCAAGAGGTTCAACGAAGACCTTGTATGGAATGCTTCATCAGGAAGTTCAACTTTCTCTGGTTTCATTCAGTTGTTGAATAACACTGCTGGTGTTGTTAAATTGACTGGTGCTACTGCATTATGTTCCGTGACTGGCGCATCTGTTGTTGATAAAGCAAACGCTGTATTGACTCAGGTTGATAATATTATTAATGCTTTGGATAGAAATATCTACGACAGAGACGATATTGTAATCTTTATGTCTCAACAACAATTCAAATGCTACCTTGTGGCATTAAGAAATGTAAATAACTTCCACTTTACAGAACCAACTTTGGGTCAGGTATATGAAACATTCCACCCTCAAACTAAATACAAGGTTGTTGGTGTCCCTGGTCTTAACGGGTCTAATTTGATTGCTGCGGCTCCAATGCAATACTTTATGGTCGGAGTTGACTTGATGTCAGACGAGGATTCATTCAGAAGCTGGTGGAGTCAAGATTTCCAAGAGGTGAGAATTATGTCGGCTTGGAAGTTGGGTGCTGCTATTGCGTTTCCTGAGTTCTTCGTGACTAACGGACTATAATAAACGGGGGGTGAATAACCCCCCTATTTAACAATAAACTAAAAAACTAAATATAATATACAATGAGTTGTAATTTAGCACAAGGTATTACTTTTGGTTGTAGAGACAACGCTGGTGGTGTAAATAAAGTTTGGATTACTGATTATGAGAATATCACATCAGTAGTAAAAAATACAGGAGACACCATTACTTCTATTACAGGAACAGGAACATTTTATGAGTTTCAGTTGATTAGAACAACATCTGAGATGACTGAAACTATCAATGCGTCTTTAGAGAACGGAACAGTTTTCTACACTCAGGAACTAACGATGTTCTTCGCAAAGTTGGAACAATACAAAAGAAATATCTTAAAAACATTAGCACAATCATTTAGATTGGCTGTGATATTTGAAGATAATAATGGTTCCTATTTCTTATTAGGTGAGGAGTATGGAATGTTCGTAAGTGCTGGTTCATCTGTGACTGGTCTTGCATTAGGTGATCGTCAGGGATATAACTTGACTTTACAAGCGTTAGAACAACTACCGATGAACGAATTGAGTGGAACTATCTATTCAGTCGTTTCAGGAATAACAGTAGAATAACTATTTATCACAGGGGAGTTTATAATAATTCCTCTGTGATTATTTTATACGAAGATGATATTATTAAAAGCGAACCAATTAAATAAGATAGTTGTGACCCTCACAGAAAATTCAACTCTGTGTAATCCAGAATACTTATTTTACTTCGTTCATATTTTTTCCAAAGACACCGCTGCGTTTATTCGTCCAAACATATCTATCCATAAAGAGAGGTATGATGAGTTTGAGTTTATTGAAGGACGTGGCATAGGTGAAATAGCATTTCCTTATACTGGTGAATATAATTATTATATTTACGAACAGCCATTTGGGTCAGGTAATCTTGACCCTTTATTATCAACTAATTTAGTTGAAAATGGTATTTCTGTACTTTTTGAGAGTGATAAAAATACCACAAATGAATATTTTATTGAATTTATTTCTGACGATGAGTTTGACTCTAATATCATATTCGCACCTGATGAATTAAATCCACCACCATCACCTACTCCAACAATAACACCAACTAATACACAAACACCAACTATTACTCCAACTCCAACTCCATCACCAACCTAAACACCTAATAAACAATAATGATGAAACGGACAAAATAATATATTTATAATTATGAACGAAGAAATAAAAAAGAACAACGATTTTTTACAGGTGTTTGACTTTGCTACGGCTAAAGTCCCTTTGATTGAAGAAAACCTTATAATCAATACAAGAACTCCTTGGGTATATTATGGTGTTGCGAACTTGGCAGCACAGGAGTTAATTCGTTTATACAACACTTCTCCGACTCATAGAGCCGCTATTACTTCAAAATGGTATGGTGTTAGGGGTGAGTCTATATCGTTGAAATTAGGGGACGATAATAGGTTATTAATGGCTAATAGTCTCGGGTCTCATATCTACGACATTTGGGATAAATGTGTCCTTGATTTTATTTTATATGGTGGCTTTGCTATCAATATAGTTTGGAGAAAAGATAGAGAGTCTGGATTTGATATG